ACAAAAAAAAGATCTAAGGGAGACAAAAGACACGAACTAATTTTTGATGGTACAGCAATTCATGCATTAGAATTATTGTCAGCATCATTACATGGAATGCTAACTAATATTGCAACACCATTTTTTTATTTAAAATATAGAAATAATCAACTTGATAAAGACGATGAAGCAAAAGAATGGTTAGAATCTTGTACAGATGTTATGTACAAAGTTTTTGCATCATCAAATTTTCAACAAGAAATATTTGAATTATACCACGATTTAATTTCTTTTGGTACAGCAGCCATGTTGATTGAAGAAGATATTAATGATGATCTAAGATTTAGAACTATTTATATTGCAGAAATTTTTATTACCGAAGATGAAAGAGGCATGGTGGATAGTATGCTTAGAAAATTCTATCTACCTGCCAGAACAGTAATGTTAAAATTCGGTGAAGCAAACTTACCAAAAAATTTAAAAGACAAAGCTAAATCATATCCACATGAAGAAGTTCCAATATTACATTTAGTAATGCCAAATGAAGAATTTGGAATTGCAAAAGGAAATAAAGGTAAACCTTACTATTCAGTTTATGTAGATCCAGATAGTGGAGCAATTTTAAAAGAAGGCGGTTACGAAGAGTTTCCTTATGTAGTGCCACGTTATTTAAAAGCATCTAATGAAATTTATGGAAGATCGCCTGCGATGAATGCTTTAGCAGATGTTAAGATGTTAAATACAATGTCTAAAACAACTATTAGAGCTGCGCAAAAACAAATAGATCCTCCACTGCTTGTACCTGACGATGGTTTTCTTTTACCGATAAGAACCATACCTGGAGGATTGAATTACTACAGAGCTGGAACTAGAGATAAAATTGAACCAATGAATATTGCTGCAAACAATCCATTGGGTTTAAATATGGAAGAACAAAGACGTAAAGCAATTAGAGAAAATTTTTTCGTTGATCAGTTAATGATGCAATCTGGTCCACAAATGACTGCAACAGAAGTATTACAACGAACAGAAGAAAAAATGAGATTATTGGGTCCAGTGCTTGGCAGATTACAATCTGAATTATTACAACCATTAATCACTAGAGCTTTTAATATTTTATTAAGAAATAAAAAATTCCCAGAACCACCTGAATTTTTAGGAGATCAAGATATTGAAATAGAATATGTATCTCCATTAGCTAAAGCTCAAAAGACTTCAGAGTTATCCTCAATTATGAGAGGGGTAGAAATATTTGGTTCTTTACAAAACATTGCTCCTGTGTTTGATCACATAGATGTAAATGGTTTAGTAAAATATATACAAGATATTTTAGGTATACCAGCTAAGGTTATGAAATCAGATGTTGAAGTACAACAAATTCGCTTGCAAAGAGAACAGATGCAACAACAGCAATTAGAGATGCAACAACAAATGCAAGTTGCTGAAGCTGCTGGAAAAGCTGCACCTGCACTAAAAGCGATAAATGAACAATAGAGATATAAAAAATTTAAACACAAATTATAAGATTTGTTTTGGATCTGAGAACGGAGAAAAGGTTCTTGAAGATCTAGAGCGAAGATGTAATGCTAACGTAACTACCTTTGTTAAAGGAGATAGTTATGAGAGCGCATATTTAGAGGGACAAAGATCTGTCTATCTATTTATTAAATCAATGATCAACAAAAAAAATGGAGGAAATAATGAGTGATCAACAGGGAATGGTGGAACAAGCAGTTCAACCATCTGGAAGTCCAGCGACTTCTCCAGTAAATAATAATGTTACAAGTGTAGTTGAGCAAGCTGCTGCAGACTGGAAAGCTAGTCTAGCAGAAGATATCAGAGCAGATAAATCTTTAGCTCCTATTAAAGATATTAATAGTTTAGCTAAAAGTTATATTCATGCACAAAAATTAGTTGGTGTAGAAAAAATACCACTACCTAATAAACATGCAACTGAAGAAGATTGGAATGTAGTCTATGATAAATTAGGCAGACCCAAATCTCCTGAAGAATATAAATATAATATATCTGAAGATGCAAACATTGATGAAGGCGCTTTAAAAGTATTTTCTGAGCAAGCTCATAAATTAGGTTTATTACCACAACAAGCAGATGGTGTTGTTAAATTTTATAATGACATGATGGCGGAAAACTTAAAAAGTTTAGATGCTGCTGCTGAAACAGCTCGTGTTGAAAGCGAACAACAACTTCGTAAAGAATTTGGCAGAGCTTTTGAACAAAAGATAACTAAAGCATCACAATTAGCTAGAGAATATGTTGGAGAAGATGTTCTTAACATGAATTTAGAAAGTGGTGTTAAATTAGGTGATCATCCACAAGTTGTTAAAGCATTTGCTAAATTAGCTGAAATGGTAGGGGAAGATAATTTTGTAGCTCAATCTGGTCCAAACTATTTAACTCCTAATGAAATAGAGAGCGAAATAGCTAAATTACAAGCTCCAGGATCTGCATATTGGAACAAATCTCATCCAAATCACGATAAAGCTGTACAAGAAGTTTTTGCTTTACGACAACAGCTAACTGATGTATAGAGCAAATCATTAGGATAATCTTTTAGACCCTATTGGCATTTGGAAAAGACAAACATCTACGAAGATGTAAAACTCTAGAATAGATCCACATTGTGGAAAATCCATTCGTTTATTTTTAATTAAACTTAACCAATGGAGATGACAATATGTGGATGTTGAAACGATTGTTGGTAAGAATGCTTTCTTTGATCAAGTAGGTAAAACTACTGCTGTTCTAAGAACTTCTAGACACGCGGATACACCTCAGATTGATACACCTCACTCAAGAAGAAGAGTTAGCTTAGCTGACTATGAGTGGGCTGATCTAATAGACAATCAAGACAAAGTAAGAATGCTAATTGATCCAACTTCTTCTTATGCAAAAGCTGCGGCTGCTGCTATGGGAAGAGCGATGGATGATGTTATCATTTCTGCTTTAGGTGGTACTTCGTACACTGGTGAAACAGGATCTACTTCTGTATCATTACCAGCTGGACAAAAGCCATACTCTGCATCAAACCAAACTACAGGTTTGACTGTTGATAAACTATTAGAAGCTAAAAAAATATTGGACTTAGCAGACGTTGATCCTAGTTTACCTAGATTCTTCCTTTGTGGACCAAGACAAATTAGCAATCTATTAGGAACAACTCAAATCACATCTAGCGATTTCAATACAGTTAAAGCACTAGCACAGGGACAAATTGATTCCTTCTTAGGCTTTAAATTTATTGTATCTAATAGATTAGTATTTGACGCAACTAACACTGACGACAGACTATGTTACGCATTCACATCAGACGCTATTAAATTAGCGGTTGGTCAAGATGTTCTAGCTAGAATTGACGAGAGAGCTGACAAATCGTACAGCACTCAAGTTTATTACGCTATGAGCATTGGTGCAACTAGAATGGAAGAAGAAAAAGTTGTCGAAATAGCTTGCGACGAATAATACTAACAATAGGAGAATAAAAATATGGCAAACGTAAATACAAGTCTAGTAGCTAACTTTGTTGCTGTTCCTCAAGTGCTAAACTCTGCAGAAGAACTGCATGGTGTAAAAAGAATTGCACAAGGAACAATAGCTTTAGCTGCTGGCGATTTAAGTGCTTCAGACACAGTTATGTTAGCACCAATACCAAGCAATGCTTCTATTTCATCAATTAAAATATATAATGATGATTTAGATTCAAGCACAGTAATTACTGCTGATGTTGGTTTATATACTACAGCTTTAGCTGTGGTAGATGCTGACGCTTACGCTTCTGCAATTACAGACTTAAGAGATCCTGTAAAAACAGGAACTGAAGTTGCATTTGAAGCTAGAGATATAAATAAAATGGGACAAAAAGTTTGGCAAGATGCTGGACTTTCGTCTGATCCTGCTACGACTTACTTCGTAGGAATTTCTTTTCCTGCGGCTGGTGATACTGCTGGTGATCTAAGTTTTATTATAGAGTACACAGTTAACTAGAAATAGTTAATAACCAATTAATAGTGGGGAGTAAAATCCCCACTATGTCTAATGAAAAAAACCAACGAAATAAAAACCATTTTACATTTACAAAATAAAGATTATATCTATCGCTATGTTTTAGTTGATAGATTTAAACATACATCAACTGCACATCATGGTTTTGATAAAGACTTAGAACTTACAGAAGCTGAGATTTTTGCTAAAGTTAAACCAAGACAATTAAGAAGAAAGTACATTATTAAAAATGACTCTAAGTGATTTTGATCCAAGATTATTAGAAATCTATGCAGAACCTAAACATCTATTACACTTTGAATGGAATGGATCTAGTGATGTTTATAGATACGCATTAGTTGAGATTATTAAACAAAATAAGATTAATTCAAGAAATAAACAAAAACAAGATGAAACAGGTTTATCTCAAGAAGAGATTTGGCAAAAATACAATATTGTAGTAAAGAAAGATTAATATGGCATCAGTAGTAGAAATTTGTAATGGAGCTTTAAATCAATTAGGTGCATCTACAATCTTAACACTTACAGAAGATT